GCACTGGCACCGTGGATATAAACTAACTGCATCAGTTGTATCCGCGGCTGATATGGTCTGGCCAAGGTTCAGGATCTGGAATAGCACAAGGACCTTCTGCTGGTTCTGTACCGTAGTCAGCTGGCGTTATGATTTCCAGATACTCCATGTCTGGGCTATAGTCGTACAGGTAGTGTACGATGCCCGGACGTTGCTGTACGCAGTCACCTGCTTCAACTAGGTGTATTTTATCCTCATACATGAACTTAGCCCAACCCTTTAACATGTAAACGATTTGGAACTCGGCCACGTGAATGTGCCAGCCTGTACCGCCCGAGTTTTCTGGGGGTAAGTTGGCCTTGGTAATGTGTGCTAGAACACGCCCGTTAGTAGCGTCGGCTACTCCTAGATCTTTGTACACGAAAAAATCTCTCAAACCGCCTCCTTTGAATTCGGCTTCAGAACCTTTGACGTGTGAAAACTTTGTTGACATACAACCTCCTCTATCTGTGTGTATTTAGTGTGCCTTGCGGCGCACAATTATGCCTTAGTGGGCTGTTTAGTTGGGTTGTTTACCCATTCGACATCTTCGTCGGTCATTGGAATCCATTGTAACATAATTAGATCCAATGTTGTCCTTTGAGAATAGCTTCAGCACGAGCAGTCTGAACCGCTTTAATAATTTCGTAAAAATCAACGAAAAATTGTTGTATAGTTTTCATAGTCCGCGACCCCATACAAATTTCTGTGTGTATTCTTTTGACAGACGATCTACGTCTGCGGCATTTTGTGGGTTGTGACTGACGATATAAGCTTCTAAGCCGCTCATTTGGCTTTGATTGAAGAACTTTTTGAGTCCTTGTAATAGTTTTGTCATTTTGTGACTCCTTTAATGTATGTGTGTAGTTTCTTTCTACTCAGTATTTACCATGAGTCGTGTTACAATACGATTAAAACGAGCTTGTATTTTGCCAAATAATATCGTATAATTAGATCTGGGTCCAACTAAATATCATAACAACTAAGGAACCATAGTGAAACGTCACACCCGTAGTCTTTTAGAAGAATTAAACGATATTGCTGTCCGCAAGGATGCAGAAGCCGTAATTGAGTCCCGGGCTACTCACGTTATTGATAGTGCTATCAATTTGCTCAGTCTTATACGTGAAAACTTCGGTCCAGAACAAGCATACGAGCTAGAACGCCGATTCCTTAATTCCATCAAAGCCGCAGATCCTGCTAAATTTACCCGTGGTATTCGTAAGCTACGCGATTCAAAAGATACAGCAAATAACCTAAAAATCATCGAAGGCGATCTCAAAAGTGACGATTAATCCCCCATTTGACACGGTTTTACCTTATTAGGATAAATACTCGTACCAATGCTTCAGAGAGGAGCATAAGGACATATCGAGAAAATAGGAGAAAATTATGTCAGCAGGAATTACAAGAGTTCATGGATCAGCACTAACTGGTCGTTCATATAATGTTACTGGTGTTCAGTCAACATTTTTCAGTGGTTATCAACCGCTTTTCATCACAGTACAATGTGTAGCATCTAAGTTTGATATGACATCAAACCTAGGTTTATCTTACGCTAACTACGAATTCGTAGTACGTGCCGCAGAAGCACAAGGTTCTGTAATTGGTTATGGTATCCCAACAAACGCCGCATCTAGCTCAACAGCAGTTATCATGTTTGATGCTGGTTCTTTAAACCAAGGTGATGGCGCACACGGTTCAGACACTAACCTAGTTGCTTTGGCTACAGCTATTGCCGCTGGTGCTAACGGTGCGATTTACCAAGCTACTGGTACAATGGGTACATTGTCTTACACAGACTTTGCATTGACAGCATACAATGGCTTCTCTGGTGCCGCTCTAAGCGCAGTTTAATCCAGTTTAGTTTTAAACTCAGGGGCATCTTTTTTAAGGTGCCCTTTTTCTTTGGCTTAAATATCGTACTAAAAGATAAGCCATGCAAAGAATAAGAATACACACCTTAGTAGATATCACATGCTCTAATGTCAAGCGACCCAACGAAGGTACAGCATTAGAAGCTAATCAGTATAGAAATTGGACTACCCTATTACAAGCTATAGGATTGCGAGCATTGATATCCTATGAACACAATCCAGTCATAGAAGAGCGCAACATAAAAGAATTTAAGTTCGGCTCTGAATATACTGGTAAAAAACGCATGTGGACTTTTGAGTTCACTACTGATAGAGATGACTGTTGGTTCGATCAAGGTGAATCATTGTATTTGCTTTTAGAAGATCTACATAACGTTCCTGTTATTAAAAACCTTAACGAAACGATAAATATCGATAAGACAATATTTGATCTAAAGAGCGAACAGTTTCGAAATACCATAGTTCAAATAGTTTAGGAGATTACTGTAATGTCAACAGACATCGAGAAAGAAAGCCTTGAAACTCACGTAGAACTATGTGCATTAAGATATGCTCAGCTAGAAACCCGCCTTCATTCAATTGAAGAAAAAGTAGGAAAATTAGCAGATGCTATAATTGACAGTAAGACCAGCATGACTAAGGTTCTAATTGGAACCGCAGGGACAGTAATAGCAGGTTTATTATCAACTGTTGTTATCATCCTAATGAATCATGCAAAATGAAAATTCGCGATTTAGTTTTCGAAGCTCCTATCCCAACGCCTATCAAGGCTCCAAACAACGTAGATCCTACAACTGATCCTAATAAAAAATTAGATCCAACTCAAAAAAAGTTAGCCAAAAATACTATGGCTAATGCGCTAGGAGTAGATACACAACAACAAGGTGTTACTCCACAAAATCAAATGGGCCAGCCTGCTACTGATAAACAGAAAGACGATGTAATGAAAAGTCTTCAGTTTATGCAGGGCAATCTAATGTCAGTTCCTGGTGCAGATGCCAAACAAAAAATTGATAAGATAGATGCTAAAGGTGTGCATTTTATTGATCCTCAAAGCGGCAAAGAAACTGTTATGGACAAAGATACCATTGGGCAAGCTGTTACTCCACAGCAGGTAACTACAGCCGCAACTAAAGACAAAGTTGAATTACAAAGAAATTTGAACCAACTTAAATTGCTCGACCCAACATTGAACACACAAAAAGATACAATAAGTTTAATGAAAAGTCCTCAGCAACGTAATAACATTGACCAAGCAAACGTAGGACAATTAGCAGGAACAGTTAAACCTGCTATGACTGATAGATTAGGTGTGCAGGGTCTTAAGAATTTATTATTGAAGATGCAACATCAAACAAGTAAATAAAACTATGAGAGCAAAAGAATTTTTAGATGAAGATGGTATAGGCGGACAGTTCATAAAAGGTATGACTGGCGGCAATGCTTCATCATTGGGGCAATTAGCTAAACTAGGTGCCGCAAATGTTGCAGGCGGACTAGGACTTAATACGGTTGCAGGCAATATACGCAGTAATGTTTCAATGGATACTAATAAGATTCCTCCAGAGATGAAGAACATGAGCGTTAAGCAATTAGTAGATGCTCTAGGAATCAAAGTAGGGCAGGGTTTTTATATGGGACAGCAGTTTGTTAAGGTCACCCGTATCAATTCCGATGGCATAGAAGCTATTGACGATAAATCTCATATACCTATGAACTTTGGCAAAGACGCCCTTGCCCTTAAACTAATGCAAGTACAAGGAAACGCCGCAGTATGAGAGTTCATCATTTAGTAGACGGTCCTCACATTCAATTAACAAATGAAGAAAAAGATTTCATTGATGCTCAGCGTCCTGAAATCAAATTAAGTGCTTTAAAAGAAAGAGATTATGTTATAGCCCAGAACCTAGTGCGCAAGGGCATTTACGAAATAAGTACTGATAACAAAACACTTCATTTGAAAGATGCCAAAGCCCCAAAAAAATATTCTTGAAAAAGTACAAGTCTTAGCAGATTCTGTCAAAGAGGATCTCCGTAAGAAAGGCGTTATCGTACCTAAGAAACGCAAAGATGGATCAATCCAATTTGATAATTTTTTAGTAGTGAATAGAAAAACTGGTTGGCATATTTTAGATAAAAAACAAGAAATCGTAATCGGTCCAATCAATGCTCCGCAAACTGCTATCGTAGCGGCTAACTCATTAGCACTAGGACGTAGTGTAGATGATAAATTGCTAGAGAATGACAAGTGGTATGGATTTAAATACTTTGATGAAGAAGTATACACAAATTCAGCTAATGTTAGCATAAAGAACAAAAATTGGGACAAAGCAGATTGGTGTTTAACTCGGGCTTCTATTGCTAAAGTAAAAAAAGAGCAATATCTAAGCTACATAATGAGCAGTTTTAATCGTTTGAAAACGATTCAAAATGCATCCAAACCGACTAAATAACATTACTAAAATATTTTAGGGAAACCTTCATGAGAACTAACGACTTTACTACTAAACCAACAGCACATGCACTTAACGAAGGCATGTTTAAAAAATTCGGCGTCAAAGTAAACTTTGAAAAATATGGCCGTGCAGAACTTGAGAACTATCGCAACTTGTTACGTACAAAAGTTCATGCTCAAGAAAGCACCAGCAACTTCAATGCTCTACTAGATGACGAAGGTTATCAAAAGGACAAATACATGCTAGGCATGTTAAATGTTCGTATCAAAGAAATGGTAGGCGAAAGCAAAAAAGCAAAACCAGATTTTCTAGATCTAGACAAAGATGGTAATAAGAAAGAGCCTATGAAGAAGGCCGCCAAAGATTCTAAAGTCAAAGAAGAGCTCAAAGGTAAACAAACTAAATTAGACAAAAATCACAATGGCAAATTAGATGCCGATGATTTCAAGAAATTACGTTCTGGTAAGAAAGTTAAAGAAGGTCACATGACTCCATTTGAAGCCGCTAAGTATCATGCAGATTGCTGTCATGAGTGCTACAGTGGTGGCATGTTAGAATTAGCACATCACCATCAAGTTGAGTGCGAGAAGCATGGTGGCAAATTACATTTCTTGCCAGGCGGTAAGATTCAATTAGAACACAGTGGTCAGATGCATGAATGCGGTATGATGAATACTATTGGTACTGCCGGTGGTGCTGGCATTGGTGCCGCACTAGGTGGTCCAGTTGGTGCCGCACTAGGTGGTGTTGCTGGTAATGCTCTTACAAGCAGTTTAGCAAAGCCAGGTATTACAGGTGAGCAAGGTACAATGAAATCTACTGCTCCTGCCATGGAAGGAAAGAAAGCTAAGAAAGATTATGACGGCGACGGCAAAATTGAATCTGGCAAAGATGAATACATGGGTTCAAGAGATAAGGCAATCAAAAAAGCTATGGCAAGTAAAAAGAAAATCAAAGAATCAATCGCACGTTATATTGCAGAAGATGAAGAAGGTAAAGCAAAATCAATCACAGCTGGTCTAGACATGGTTAATGACTTTACAAGTTGGATGCAACGTGTAGCAACATATCAAACTAAATCAATGATTGAGTTGTCAGATCAAATCCGCGCTCACTTTGGTGATGAAGCCGCACAACGTTTCAAACAGGAAACAGGTGCCGCACTAAGCCAATCATTAGATTCACTAACACAGTCACGTGAACAGTTAAGCAACGCTGTTGCTGTTCTAGCTGGCGAAGCTCCTGCACAAGATCAAATGGGTACAGACAATGGTGAAGGCGGTATGCCAATGGACCAAGGTATGGACGATATGGATCAAGGCATGGACGACATGGGCGGAGATGACTTTGCAGGTGCTGATGCATCCGCAGGTGGTGCAGAAGTAACAGGACGTGAACCACGTGCTGAATCTTATGTACGTGAATCAATCGCACGTGGCAATCGTTTAATGGCAATTTTAGGCGCAAAGTAATATGCGTTTATTCGAATTTGCCGATGGTGCGGCAGATGATGTAGAGATGCTATTAAGGAATATTAAGGGGCAGGCCGATACACATCGTATTCCTGCCCATATACCTTATACATCTGATGACCCAAGAGCAATTACATTAAGCAAGTTAATGAATCCTTTGGGTTATGGCGAGATCGATTACAACACTTTCGATGCTATCGCAAAGAAAATGAAAGAGGCTAACGAAGCCGGTTACGAACAACTAATCAAAGATTATGACGACGAAGGTGTAACTATCAACACTAAAACAGAACAAGAAAACGAGCCAGATGTTGACACCAGTGATAAAGCTGGTAAAACCGTTGACCAGATGGCGCACAACGTAGTTTCCAAAGACTTGACCTAACACTGATTAGTTGTTATAATTAGTGTTATATGACTATAACAATAACTCCTCCTCCGTTCGTCGAACGATTCCAATATAAAGAATGTAAGCAAATAAACGATCCTGTAACTAGGAAACGTGTATATGCTACTCCAGACGGCGAACGCCTCCCCTCAGTAACAACAATCCTTAGTGCTACTAAGGACATGACCGCCCTCAATGAGTGGCGCAATAAAATTGGTTGGGATAAAGCACAACAAATTACTACAGAAGCCGCAGGCATTGGTACTGCTATGCATGCCAATTTAGAAAGATTCCTGTGCGGGCTAGAACGTCAACCAGGTAGTAATGCTGTTCACGTACAAGCCAATAAGATGGCAGATGTTATCATTCAAAACGGCCTTAAGGATGTCAATGAGGTTTGGGCATTAGAGCAGAGTCTATACTTTCCAGGATTGTATTCAGGTACTACAGACTTAGTTGCTGTTTATAAAGACAATCCTAGTGTATGCGATTATAAACAAACAAACAAGCCTAAGAAAGAAGAATGGGTCGAGGATTATAAAATCCAATTAGTCGCCTACATCCTAGCACACAATGAGGTATACGGAACAGATATCCGAGAAGGTCATGTGTTCATGTGCAGTAGAGATCTACAGTATCAACAATTTGATCTATGGCCTAGCGATTTTAATAAGTATCAAGACATGTGGTTAGCCAAGGTAGAAGAATATTATACCATAGGCATGCAAGGCTACAAGCAATTACTAACACAATAATGTACGCAATAGTTTCTTTACACACTCCTAATTACGAACCAATGTCAAAGTACACTTGGCCTAACAAGGTTGAGTATGCAGAGAAACATGGTTACAAACACTTTGCCAAAACAGACGGGTTTGATAAAAAACACGCAAGTGGCGAAAAGATTCCTTTCATCAAACAGTATCTAGTAGACAATCCAGATGTAGAATGGTGCTGGTGGTTAGATACTGATACAATGATTACCAATTTTAATTATACTCTTGATCAGTTTATTGATAATGATTATCACTTTATCATTACAAGCGATTTCCATAGCATCAATGCAGGTAGTTTCTTTGTACGCAACAGTCCAGAAGCACACGCATACTTGGATTGGATGCTAGAGCAATATCCAGAGTTCGAAGCCAAACATGATTTCTTTGCAGAACAAGAATGCATGGTTGCAAGCTATGAGATGCCAGAGTGGCGTCCGCTAATCAAAGTAATACAACAAAATTTAATCAACGCATACGACTGCTATCCTAATACATGGCAGGACTTTGGTCCTAATGCCTTATGGAAGGACGGAGACTTTGTAGTGCATTGGCCAGGATCAACTATGGAAACACGTACACAGCGTCACATTCCATTATATCTAACAAAAATAAGGAAATAAAATGATTTTTGACATACCTAACCGAATCGGGTTAGTTAATCTATTGATGCAACGTACAGGCGGCAAAGTCTATCAAGGCCCGTTTGAAGGCATGACTATCACTCCTAACTATGCATGGGGCGATGGAGATACAGCAGGCAAACTGCTAGGCATCTATGAAGATGAGTTATATGAGTATCTTGAAGAAGTAATTGAATCTAAACCCGATCTAATCGTTAACTTTGGCTGTGCTGAAGGTTACTATGGACTAGGTATGCACATTCGCACAGGAGCAAGAACTGTGCTGATCGATCAAGATGCAAATGCGTTGAGCTGTGGTGCTAAAAATGCAGAAGCTAATAATCTAACAGTAGATACTACAAACAACAACACTCCAGAATATCTCGGCGCATTGTTAGCAGGAGGAGAAAATCCTTTCTTGTTTATGGATTGTGAAGGCTATGAAGATGTTATCCTAGATCCTGAATTAGTTACTACACTAAAGCATACAACTATTATGGTTGAAAGCCATGATTGTAACATTCCTGGCATCACCTTAAAACTTACAGAACGTTTTAAAGACACGCATGATATTGTGACTATTCCACAAGGTACTAAGAATCCGCACACTCCTATCACACAAGATTTGAGCGATGAACAAAAGGCCCTTATTGTTTGTGAATTCAGACCTCACACTATGTTCTGGTTATACATGACTCCTAAGAAATGAAAATATACGACTGCTTTACATTCTTCAATGAATTAGATTTATTAGAACTTAGACTAAGCACAGTCTACGATCAGGTTGATCATATCGTTTTAGTAGAAGCTAATACTACATTCACGAGCATACCAAAACCCTTTTATTTTGAAGAAAATAAAGACCGTTTTGCACAATATCTTGACAAAATCATCCATGTTAAGGTAGAAGATATGCCACACGATCCAAATGCTTGGGTCAACGACTATCATCAGCGCAACGCTATTGAACGTGGTCTAACAGACATCGGTGATGACGATATCATGGTCGTAAGCGACCTAGATGAAATCGTGCGCCCTAGCGTATTTGATTGGTTGCGTACAAGCGATGCCAACAAATGGTGTTTCCGCATGCCCTTGTTTAATATCAAATTAAACTACATGCGAGTGAATCCGGGACGTTATACAGAATGGACTATGGCACAGCGTGGCCGAGAACTTAAAACTGTACGTCCTAATGATCTACGTGAACAGCGTCATTTTCCGCTACCGCCCGGATGTAAGCTAATCGAACACGCAGGTTGGCATTTTAGCTTTTTAGGTGACAAGCCTAGAATCAGCCGTAAAATACAAAGTTACGCACATCAAGAGCATAACACTGATTTTGTACATAACGGAATTGATCTAGATTACATCATTTCACATCGTACTGGGCTTATACCTAGCGAAGGACATCAGTTTGCTATCGTAGAGCTAAATGACTATTTCCCACGTAGTTTATTGGATAATTTAGATCGTTATCGCGAGCATATCCTAGATAATCCCGACTGTACAGCCCAAAGTCTGCTTCCGCCATTATAAGATAAATATCCTTGTTAAGAGGATATTTTCATGGCTGTTTTACAGATTTCCAAAATACAAGTCCGAAGAGGACAAGAATCACAAACCAGTATACCCACGCTGAGTGCAGGTGAATTTGCTTGGGCTATTGATACACAAAATTTATATATTGGTAACGGTGCAGTCTCAGACGGCGCACCTTTCGTGGGAAATACTAGAATTCTAACAGCTAATGATGCTAACAACTTATTCCAGTTGGCAGATACATATTCGTTCCAGGGAAATACTGGAGCAACTGTACAAACAGGCGCTACAGCTAATCAACCCGTTTATCGAACACTACAATCTAAATTAGACGATCAAATTACTGTTATCGACTTTGGTTGCGTAGGTGATGGATCTACAGATAATACCAGCGCATTACAAAATGCCATAGATAACATTTACTTGAATTCTGATAAAACTCAATCTATTAGTCACCGCCCATTGCACATTCCTGCAGGTACATACCTGATCACAGGTACTATTTTTATTCCACCATATGCTAATCTAGTAGGCGATGGATCTTCTGCTACAGTTATTGTGCAAAGTGGACTAGGCATTCCTATGTTCCAAACATGTGACTCGACTTCTACAGTACACGTTAAAGAAGTGTGGCCAAACATCCGTTCACCATTCAATCCAAAAAATATCAGTATTTCCGGAATGACAATGAAATATGATACTAATACACATCAAATCGGATCTGATGGTATGTTAGATCTAGATTGTGTAATAGATGCAAAGGTTGAGGATGTACATTTTGTAGGTGTTTCCACTGGCCCAATGAATGACAGCGTTAAGGGTATACAGATACGAGGCCAAGGCGCTACAACATCAGATAACGTGCAAATTAACCGTTGCAAGTTTGAAAATCTAAATTGCGGTGTTTACAGCGATTATGATATAACCAACGTAAAAATTTCTAACAGTAAATTTACTAAGATGGGTCAAGGTGTAAGTGTTGCCGCTATATTACCACCAGGTGATAACACACGCACACATGGTCCAATTGATGTTAAAATAGTTAATAATAATTTCTATAATGTTTATCAGCAGGCTATCTTTGTAGGATCTAATACCAGCAATATTTCGAATCTAGTATTAAGTCAAAACAATCAATTCAACAACTGCGGTAATATGGGAAATCCTGCATTAGATACTGCACAAAGTTTTGAAGTTATCGCATTCTTTAGTCCTGGCAATTTATCTAGCAACGATTATTTCAGTCGTGATGATGCCAATGCTACAGGTGTACCTAGTCCGATGATACCTTCTATCAAAGGTAACGTCTCTATAACAGGAAACAAGGTTAATACAATTACATTGCCTACTAACCTTACAACTAATATTGTTTCAGTAGCCGCTGGTGCAACAGCAGAAAGACTTGCCGTCGACTATATTGCTACATCAACGAACTTAACACGAATTGGCCAATTACAGATTCTAGTCGACGGTTCAACAGCCACTGTCTATGACAGTTTCCAATATCAAGGAACCGCGATCGGTGATACAATGAGATTTACTGCTACCCTAGCCAGTAATGTTATTACTCTGAGTGCTATTAATTTAAATAACCCACAAACGTACTTAACTTATAAACTCAATCAATTGTATTAATGTTCAAAGAAGAAATGGATCAGAGGTTGCACCTCTGGTTTGAATTTAGACAGCTATTAGAAGATTCAAAAGACCCTCTGCAAGACCTAGTAGACTTTTGGGAGTCTGCCCCTAGGATAGCGCATAACAGTCTAATCGATCCCAACTATCCACGTGCTTGGCCCACTCCTTGGGAAGTACTTGAACGCAACAAGTACGATGATTTTACCTTGGTTCTCATGATGAGTTGGACTCTACTGTTAACCAAACGATTTGAAAAATCACAAATTGAAATTAGACTCATCATTGACGATGCCCATAATAGAATGTATAATGTTTTATGCATTGATAATTCTTGGGCTTTAAACTTCGAAGATCACGCCGTGGTCAGTGTGAATTCTATACCGAGTTTATACAGGGTTGAAAACATTGTGCCAATAAAACGGCCAAGGTAAATATCACTACCCAACAAACAGCATCAGCATTAAACAATAATAAAAATAGGTGAAGAATGATCACAGTAGTTAAACGCAGTGGCGAACGAGTGCCAATAGATATTAGTAAAATACAGAGACAGGTTGCATTTGGTTGCCGTGGGATTGATGGAGTGAGTCCATCGATGATCGAAATCAAGGCACAGATAGAGTTGCACGACGGTATGACTACCGAAACTATCGACGAACTTCTACTAAAAGCTATGGTAGATTTAATCGATGAAACCGAAAATCCAGAAATCAATAATGTAAATTATCAATATGTAGCAGGGCGCCAAAAGGTATCTATGCTACGTAAAGAAGTCTATGGTACATATACTCCTCCATCCTTGTACGAGATAGTCAAGAAGAATGTAGAGTTGAGTATGTACACTCCGGAATTGCTAGAGTGGTACACAAAAGAAGAATGGGATATTATAGATCTATTCATTGATCACGGCAAGGATGAAAACTATACCTATGCCGCTATCGCTCAATTAGCAGAAAAGTATCTTGTACAAAATCGTGCTACAGGACAGATTTATGAAACTCCGCAAGTGCGCTATGCCATTGCGGCCGCAACAGCGTTTCATAACGAACCAAAAGACAAGAGGTTAAAATATGTCAAAGAATACTATGAGTGTGCGAGTGATGGTCACTTTACTCTTGCTACTCCTGTGCTGGCCGGTCTTGGGACACCTACTAAGCAATTTAGTTCATGTGTTCTTATTAGTAGTGACGACACACTAGACTCAATTTTTGCGGCTGGTGAGATGATGGCCAAGTATGCCAGCAAACGTGCTGGTATTGGTTTAGAGATTGGTCGCATCCGTCCGTTAGGTGCTCCGATCCGTAACGGTGAAATCAAACATACTGGTCTAATCCCATTCCTAAAGAAATGGTTCGCCGACTTACGTTCATGCTCCCAAGGCGGTATCCGTAATGCGTCATGCACAGTTACACTACCAGTCTGGCATGCACAATTTGAAGATTTTATCGTACTAAAGAACAATCAAGGTACTGAAGAAGTTCGTGTACGCCAAATGGATTACAGCATCGTAGTAAACAAGATGTTTTGGAATCGCTATAAAAACAATCAAAGCATTACATTGTTTGATCCACATGAAGTTCCTGACCTATACGAAGCCTACTATCGCGATAGTAAGGAATTTGAAACTCTGTATCTAAAGTATGAACAAGATAAGACAAAGAAAAAGAAAGTGCTATCAGCGGATGAAGTATTCAAAAACGGAATCCTTAAAGAACGTACTGATACTGGCCGCATCTATCTTGTCAATATCGACAACGTCATCAACCAGGGGCCATTTGATACTCGGCTTGACCCAATATATCAATCAAATCTATGCCAGGAAATACTTTTACCCACAAAGCCTTTCCAAAGAATTGAAGATCCAAAGGGACGCATTGCTCTTTGCACTCTTGGCTCAATAAACTGGGGAGCGTTCCGTAACCCACAAGAAATGCGCAAAGCATGCCGTGTACTTGTACGCTCGTTATCTAACCTACTTAGCTATCAAGACTTTTTAAGTATCCAAAGTAAATTAGCGAACCAAGAATTTGAACCACTCGGAGTTGGTATTACAAATCTAGCTTATTGGCATGCTCGCCGTTCATACAAGTATGGTGAAGCAGATGCACTGGCAGATGTTAAACGCTGGATGGAACATCAGGCTTATTTCCTAACTGAAATGAGTGTAGAGCTTGCCCAAGAGAAGGGCCCATGCGCACGTAGTGAATACACTTATTATGGTAAAGGCGTATTTCCCTGGGAACGCCGTGCCGCAGGAGTTGATGAATTAACTGACTTTACTCCTAGCACAAATTTGGATTGGGAAGGACTAAGAGCCAACCTAAAACAATATGGGATTCGCAACGCTACATTGATGGCAGTTGCACCTGTAGAATCTAGCTCTGTTGTTCTAAACTCCACCAACGGAATTGAAATGCCGATGGAAATGATTTCTGTGAAGGAATCTAAAGCAGGTTCATTTGTGCAGGTTGTACCAGAATATAAACGTTTGAAAAACAAATACCAATTAATGTGGGATCAATTAGATTGTATTTCTTATCTAAAAACAGCCGCAGTTTTGGCCGCCTACATTGATCAGAGTCTGAGTACAAATACGTTTTATAACCCGGCGCATTTTCCAGAAGGAAAAGTCCCCGGAACTTTGATTGCCAAAAACTTAATGTTGGCTTACAAATGGGGCCTAAAGACTGTATACTACAGTTTAATCAACAAGGTTGGATCTAAGGTCAGTGTAACAGCTACTCAGAGTTTGCCTATACTTAATGGCGAACCTATAACTATATACGCAGACGAAGAAGATTGCGAAGCTTGTAAACTTTAAACAAAATGAAAAAACAACAAATCTGGAAAGGATCTGACCTCGCCATCGCTGAAGATTTAATGAGCTTTAAACAAGGCTTAATTAATGACTTCATGCAGGGATACGATTCTCTCAAAGACGCTATGTGGGCACAATGTTCAAACGCTATTGAACATAATGCACAAACTGTTTCAGTTGAAGAGGCCTCTAATTTTTTGGTTACTAAAGATCCAATAACTAATCAGTTTAAATCAAACATAGATGGTTGGAAAGGATTGTTGTTAAGGGATATACAAGAAGACGAACAAGGTAATGTTATACTAGATTATGTTGCTGACGATGCAACAGCAAAAAAGTATCCAACAGCTCAGCGACTTCTGCAAAAGTATTATGATTCTTGTGTGTCTATGACATACAGTTGTTTGGCTCCTATGACTATATTGCATAGACATGTTGGACCTGAGAATTTGCAAGGTAAGTTTATTAGGATACATATTCCATTAATCATACCAGAAGGTGATTTATTTTTAGAAGTAGACGGGGAAGAAGTTACATGGGATGAAATTTTTGGTTTTAATAATCAAAGATTACATAGTGCCCACAATTATTCAAACAGCTATAGATTGGTCATGCTGTTTGATATTAACAGAGACGCTATCGGTTTGCCTCCGGGGGAGTATAGCGATCCATCAACATTGAGATTAGACAGACCATTTGTAAGAGGATGGCATTATAAAGATGAGTAAAGAACAATACGATATATCAAAACAAACAAACTATCTCAAACGTAAGATGTTTCTAGACCCAGAAGGTCCTGTAACAGTACAACGTTTTGAAGAAGTCAAATATCCCAAGATCGCCAAGTTTGAAGAATTGGCTCGTGGATTCTTTTGGGTTCCGGAAGAGATCAGTCTTACTAAAGATAAGATAGATCACAAAGACGCCAGTGATGCAGTCAAGCATATTTTTACCAGTAATCTATTAAGACAAACAGCACTAGATAGTATACAGGGACGAGCACCTAATCAAGTGTTTAGTCCAGTTATATCTATTCCAGAATTGGAAGCCTTAGTAAGCAACTGGAGTTTCTTTGAAACCAACATACATAGCAAAAGCTATAGTCACATTATTCGTAATGTCTACGGCGTGCCTAAGGAAGAGTTTAACAAGATCCACGATACAAAAGAAATTGTAGAAATGGCCGCTAACATTGGCCGCTACTACGAAAATCTACATCAAATTAATTGCTTGAAAGAAATAGATGGCGCAGTAGATGAAGCTGAACATATCAAAGCAATTTGGTTAGCACTTAATGCCAGCTATGCACTAGAAGCCTTCCGCTTCATGGTATCATTTGCTACAAGCCTAGCAATGGTTGAAAATAAGATCTATATTGGCAATGGCAACATTATCAGCTTAATCCTGCAAGACGAGATTTTACACGCAGATTGGACAGCGTGGCTAATTAACAATGTTGTTAAAGACGATGAGCGTTTTATTAAAGCCAAGGAAGAATGTGAAGCAGAAGTATATCAAATGTATATGGACGTGATCGCAGAAGAAAAAGAATGGGCCAAATATCTGTTTAAACTAGGACCTGTGATCGGATTGAACGAAGTTATTTTAAGTGACTTTGTTGACTATACAGCATTTAATCGTTTGAAAGATATAGGCATCAAGTATCTAGATGAGCATCCAAAATCTAGTCCTATTCCATGGTTTAATAAGCATGTGAATATTAACAAAAAGCAATCGGCATTACAAGAAACAGAATCAACAAATTATGTTATTGGAGTAATGTCAGACAACGTAACTTATGAGGAATTACCAGATCTATGAAAGCAACAGTATGGAGTAAAGATCAATGTCCTTATTGCGTTCAAGCAAAAGCCTTGCTCAACAGCAAAGGCATTGAGTTTGAAGAACGTAACATAATGCAAGGAACATGGACAAAAGAGCAACTGCTAGAGGCAGTACCTACTGCGAGGACATTACCGCAGATATTTTTAGATGGTGAACTAATTGGCGGATTCACAGAACTCAAACGACACTTTGACAATCAGTAATGGCGGAACAATAATTGGCGGCGGTTATTTTGATGATAATATTACAGTCCCAGTAACATCAGAATTGGATTACAGCATGTCATCGATGACCTACGGAAACGTTACTATAAATGCAGGTGGATCCTCTGGATCTTACCTAACAACAACCGGAGCTGGAACATCACCTTACTGGGGTACTACGATTAGTAGTATTACCGCTAATGGTACACAGCCCAGTCTTCATGTAACAGGCCAAGCAGAATTTGAAGATGACATAAAAATTAAAGGTGTTAGTCTTTCTAAGACACTTGATGATATTAATAAGCGTCTAGCAATACTTGTACCAGATCCAGAAAAACTAGAACATTTTGAAGCTCTTAAAAAAGCATACGAACATTATAAAACTCTAGAGGCACTTTGCCAACTACCTAAGAAAGAACAAGATTAAATGAATGTTAAACTTTTATCATATAGTCAACCCACTGAAGAATTTGCAAGCATGGGTATCGACGATGCACAAGAACTCATTGCGTATTGCGCCCGTGTGTCCAATCCCGCAAATCAGTTTAACACAGAAACAGCAGACAAGCTCATTCGATACCTCATCAAGCACCAACACTGGAGCCCACTCGAAATGGTCTCAGCCTGTCTCGAAATCACAACTACCCGCGATATCGCAAGACAGATTCTACGTCACAGAAGTTTCAGCTTCCAAGAGTTCTCCCAACGATATGCTGATCCTACAGCTGAACTCGATGAAGCGTTTGTGCTACGTGAGGCAAGATTCCAGGACACAAAAAATAGACAGAACAGCGTAGAGTTTGACATGGATGACGACCAGCAACGTTTGTTGGCCATTGAATGGGAACGTGCTCAGAAGCGGGTGTTATGGGCAGTTAAACAAGAATACTCATGGGCTATCAAGAATGGCATCGCTAAGGAACAGGCTCGTGCAGTATTACCAGAAGGGCTTACTGTTAGTCGTATGTATATGAATGGTACCTTACGCAGTTGGGTTCATTATATCCAATTACGTTCCGCAAATGGAACACAAAAAGAACATCAGGAAATTGCAATCGCTTGTGCCAAAGTAATTGCAGATGTATTTCCAATGGTTGAAACATTATAAGGACAAATATGTTATTAAATTTAAAGAAAGATTTCTCTAACGGAGATGTAGTAAGTATTAAACTTATCAACGGTGACGAGCTTATCGCTCGTTACGAATCCGAAGATGAAAACAATATCACTATCAGTCGCCCTCTAGCTATTACTATGAGCGCACAGGGCATGGGCTTAATTCCGTGGGTATTTTTAGGTGTAGATGATACTGTAGTATTGCGCAAGAAAAATACGTTTTTCGTAGTACCAAGCAAGGGAGAAGCCGCAAAGCAGTATACAGAAGGCACAACTGGGATAGCACTTAGTTAAATAACAGTATGATAGAACATCAAGACGTCGCCGGAGAAATCAATATTGATTTAGGGTCTAATTTAAATATGCAGACCCTATATAACTCTATTCCTCCTGTGTCTACGTCTACTACTGTAGTCGGAATATCTATACCGTTCCTTAATATTAACTGTCTTACATTACCAACCATAGATCCAATTAATGATATCAAGGACGCAATGAGCAAGTTGTACAACTATGCAGTTAAAGCATGGGTTGAGCCAATATGGACACTAATCGAAAATGCCTACAAAGCTCTTAAAAGTTTTGGATTAGGAGTATTAGATCTAAGTTTAGGCATTCTCGATCTAACCGTTGCAGATATATTTGATGATGCTAACCAATTGTGGGATAAAATAGTAGCCTATGTTACTAGGGTCTACTATGAAGCGATAGACGAACTAAAAAGTCTATTGAAGACTCTAGATATTCCTTGGCCACTCTTTGGTGATATTTCAGCACCAGACAAGGACATTGTATACATTGTAAAAGCTATCGTTTACGGAATTTGGGCATTTCTAATTAAAAAAATAAAACAAGCGTTCGATGCTATCAGGGGAGTATTAGCCGCGGTTGATGCTTATTACAATCCGACTCTTCCTACCTGGCAGGAATTATGGGATAAGATATATACTAATATTCTATACCAGATTGCCGCCTTTTTAGTATTGCCTCCTACATTCCAAGATATAGTAGATGCTCTAAAAAAATTAGGTAGCACAGCAAAAGAAATTTTAGATAACATAGCAAATTTTAAATTTGGTATATTCGGAAAACCATTTGACTGGTTTTTTCCGTTGAATCTACATGTTAACGCCCCGACACTTGATCTGATGCATATCATAACTGATATCTATGTATGGATCATGAATTTTATATTCAATATAATATATAAATTTATACAAGCTCTTACTGCTCTTTGGGAGCTACTTCAACTGCCTAAAGGTATAGCACTAACATCGATTTCTCTTCCAATTTCACTTTGTGTAGTTCCTGTTCCTGGGTCAACTACCGTTCCTACTGTACCAGTTCCAAAACCATAAATACCAAGTCGCTGATTGTAAAGTCACATAGTGATTTGGGCGGGTGTAAGGCCCGTCGGAATGTGAGGGACATGGGGTGATTGGCGATCCCTCGGTTGACGTAATGGTCAATTGGTAGTATAATTTTAAATATTGTTGTAATTCCTTCAAAGCGAAGGCGTTGCGGACCCGGGTTCGACCCCCGGCATCTCCACTGAGAGTATTTGAAATAGTACTCTGAGTGGGGATGTATTGGCTTCGACGTGGCGAGATAGTAGAGACGGCAACACGAGAGATGACTGACGTTATCAGCATAAAAAACGTAAACGCAAACGACGAAATGTTCGCATTAGCGGCCTAAACACCGCTTAGGGTAGGAAATACCTCGTAACAGAAAATACCAAAAAGGTTGCTTCGGCAACCTTTTTCATTGTATAATATACAGACACACAGGAGTATACATGGACATTCAATTAAACATGAAGCATTCCGGCACTAAAGAATTTATCGGAATGGTAGTCAAATTTTTCGAAGCAGAACTCAAACTCAAAAAAAGCACGTGGACTGTAGATGTGCGTACAAAGAGGGGTATGCGACTCGAAGGTACTAGGGGATGTGTCACATACGTTGCTCCAAAATATCTAGTAATGCTTTTGGATCCTGGATTAGATTATGAGAGATTGGTCCTGACTATAGCTCATGAAATGGTACACGTCAAACAATATGCTCGCGGACAAATCAAGCATAAGTTAGGACATAAAACAAGATATTGGATGGGCAAGCCTATACGCAAGAGTTACTACAACCAGCCTTGGGAACTAGAAGCGTTCAGCAAAGAGCGCATCCTAGCCAACAAAGTTTTTCAAATCATAAATCAATAGGAATCTAAAATGGGCGAAACCGTACTATGTAAAGACTGTAAACATGCGAAATGGAAACCATTAAAGTTGCATACTTGGTACTGTCACAGAGAACTCATTCCAGAGAAGATCGATGAGAATTTTGTAACAGGTCATAAGATTACTCCTGCACACTATCCTAGTTGCAGTATTTCTAGGATCAGTTCCGGATCTTGTGGCAAAGAAGGAAAATTTTGGACCCCTAAACATAAAAAGGACTTGTTTAAATTAATTAAACATGCAAGCGCATGAGTAAAGCTAAACATAAACCATATCAATGGATTGACGGCGAAACTGCTGATCGTATTACCAGTCTTAATCTAAAAGACTATCGTGCTTATCTTAAAAAAGAATTAAAGCAGTGGAAGAAGAATCCAAAGACTGATAGTAATCCAGACGGCTATTGGATGCACCCAGAGGACGTGGGCATTAACATGCAGACTATTGCCGCCTTAGATTTGATTATCAGTCATTTCCCAGAAACATCAGACGACATCAAATAAGATCGTTATTAATTTTTTCAATTACCGTTATTAAAATAATTATTGAAAAAATCTATTAAAACGCTTGATCTTATTGATAAGTACTATTACAATATTATATCAGTGTAAACACTGAGTAACAAGTTTTTCATTATACACACAGGAGGAAATATGAAAACAATCGGTGATAAATTAGAACATTTCGCAGTAACAGGTGTTAAGCCAGGACAGCCAGAAGATGCTTTCTTCACAATCGATGAGACATCATTCGCAGGCAAGTGGAAAGTAATCGTGTTCTATCCAAAGGATTTTACATTCGTATGTCCAACAGAGATCGTAGCTTATGACAAGCTAAATGGCGACTTTGAAGATCGCGATGCAGTATTGCTAACTGGTTCAACAGACAATGAGTTCTGTAAAATCGCATGGCAAAAATCACATCCAGATTTGATCAAGATCACACACAATCAATTTGCAGACACACAGCGTGGCGAATTGAGTTTGGCAGAACAGTTGGGCGTATTCTATGCTCCAGCAGGTGCCGCACTTCGCGCTACATTTATCGTTGACCCAGATAATACAATCCAACACGTTACTGTAAACAACTTGGACGTGGGTCGTAGCCCAGAAGAAACATTGCGTATTCTTGACGCATTGCAAACTGGCGAACTATGTGCTTGTAACCGCACAGTCGGTGGCGAGACACTATAATGTTATCAGTTCAAAATTCTATATTAGAAAAACTAGGCTATTATAGTGTACCATGTGATGAGTCAAAACTTAGCGATGACCCAACATATCTTATGGCACCTAATGGGTTTAGCCTTACTGAGTTAGAAGTTGAACTGGTTCGTGCCGCTGGCGGTAGTTTTTACAGCGAAGATGATTTAGCACAAAAGACTAATTGGTTTGCACAAACACCTAACGTTAAAGAAGGTGTAGTTATGAACCATAGTTTTATGCTTTATCGTAGAGCTTATGAAGGCGAAGCCAGCGAACAACTATGGCGCATGTCTGCTACTGATCCTAGAATCCATCGTGTATTACAACAAAGACCACGATGGGGTCTAGATATCAGTTTAGAATATATATCAGCAGATGGTACAATGATTGAAATATTGCATTGGGAATATGATAGTGATCAATGGGAACCTATTGAAGAACTTAGACAGATGTATGAACCAAAGATATTGTCCATTGACTGGGAAGCAGGCGCCCGCGAAATGTTGAAAAGAAAAGACGAGTGGCACCATCTAGGGTGGTTCCCTCAAAGCAAATACAAATGTGATTACTTTGGATTTGTACCGGAAAACTTCGGACAGGTACTTTGGAAATAGGAGATATTATGAGTTTTAATGAATATTTCAGTTGGTTAAAACAATACCATTGCCCAACTTGTAAAGGTAAGTGATTGTGTGGCGTAATATGTTAATCTCAGATTTATCTAGAATTAATAATATTGCTAACCAAATACATACAGATTTTTTTGAGGCACCGGAAGTATTTGAAGAAAAATTAACATTATATCCGCAAGGATGTTTTGTTTTCGAAACAGATCAAGTTGAAGGATACGCATTTACTCATCCGTGGTTTTTAATGAAACCACCTAAATTAAATTCGTTTCTTACAACTATTAACGGTGCTGATACTTACTACATACACGATGTGGTTTTGTTACCAAAGATTAGGGGACAACACAATGTTGAAAAATTGTTTATGTTATTAAACAACATATTTGATACAATGAGCCTTATTTCGGTTAATCAGACTACAAATTACTGGAACAAGTTTGGATTTGAAAAAGTTGAATTAGATGTATCTAATTATTCAGATGATGCAACATATATGATAAGGAAAATAAAATGAGTTTTAATGAAGCAATTAAAGAAGCGTTGCCAGACTACGCAAAGGACACCAAGTTAAATCTTGACGCAGTTCTTTTGCGTAGTACATTGGATGCTGATGTAGCTATGGGATGTGCCGTAGCCGCATTGGCCGCAACTGGTAACGGAAAAGTACTAAGTGTAATGTTAACAGACGCACCAAAGTTTGCTGACTCAGCAATGACAGCCGCAAGCATCATGGCACAGAACAATGTATGGTATCCATATGTTGAAATGGCTGATGACGAACAGCTAAAAGGTTTGCCAGCACAGTTACGTATGAACGCAATCGCAAGTCATGGTGGTACAACTAAGAGCAATTTTGAAGCGTTCAGTTTGGCCGCAAGCATTGTTGGTAAGTGTCATTTCTGCGTTAAGGCACATTACGAGACTTTGAAGCAAGAAGGCTACACAGTAGAGAATTTGCGTGATATTGGACGTATTGCCGCAGTAATGAACAGCGTAGCAAAAGTATTAAACGCTTAATCAGAAAGGCACCTTAGGGTGCTTTTTTGTTTTAAATACTTGCATGAAACAATATCATGTTGTCCGAAATGTCCTAAATTCCCAAACTGTTAATCTAGTCAAGTATTCTATGTTGATCATGAAGAATACGCAGTACTTTGTTAACAAGGTTCCAATGGACAACCATAATGCGTTTGCAGATGGTAATCCCGTAGATCATGACTGCTGGGGAACTTACGCAAGCCCAATTACAGAATCATTATTATTAGAATGTTTACCAGTTGTTGAACAAACATTCAATGTCAAAGTGCATCCTGCTTTTAGTTTCTGTCGCATATATTGGACAGGCGCAGATATGTTTGCACACAAAGATCGTCCAAGTTGCGAATATTCGATCAGCCTAAATATTTCAAATGATCCAGAACCCTGGCCCATATACTTTGAAGGTGAGCCACTTATTTTGGAACCCGGAGATGCAGTAGTTTATAAAGGTTGTGAAGCCGAACACTGGCGTGAAACTTTTACCGGACGTGAACAATACCAAGTTTTCTTACACTATGTAGACCAAAATGGGCCTTTTGCCAGCGAAGCTTTGGACGGAAGACCTATGCTAGGACTCAAATATCCAAACTCCGCTTAATTTGGTAAAATAAGTTCTTGCTTTTTATCTGATATTACCATATAATAGTAATACTGTTTAAAAAGGAGGACGTTATGTCTACAGACACAGTGATTCAGAAATTAAGTGATTTTTGTAAAGCCAGTTCCGGCGATCCCCAAATTTGGGTTAACAAAGGTACTACTTACTATTGGAACCGCGGACGTGATAGTTCGACAGGTATCGTAAATGGTGTTGTACGTAAATTGGCAGGCATTGATGCTTCGGGTATCCAAATTTGGGTAGTAGCCGGTAGCTTCAAGATCAGTCCAACAGGTGAGATCCTACGTTTTACAGGATTGCCAAAAAAGACTCAGGTGACTTTTAACGCAGTACAAGAAGTCGTTTCTCAAACCGAATCCGAAACAGTTACGGTGTAATCATGACGATGCATTTGGAAGGCCCGTGGTTATCTACTACCGGCAAGAAAAAAGGCAAAGTAAAATGGGCAAGTGCTGAAGCCAAACGCAAAGCTGAACAGCTTGATCGCGAATGGAAAGAACTGCTCAAGCGCCAAGGCATAGAACTGGAAGAAAAGAAACGTCGCCGTGCTATGTCTGCCGAAACATTAGGCAGTACTGGTTACAGTTTAAAGATTCCAGAAGGTCGTAATACCACAGCACACATTCCTAGTAGAGACTCGGGTGGCGGAAATGCAACACTCGCTCCTGCCAAAGTCTATACAGGCACTAAGGTTTTGGGTATTGCTACTATGCACAAATCAAATGCTGTTCCGGTATTTTCGGACGAACAAGCAGTTGATATTTCCAAAATGCGTCGATAATAGTTGACACACAGGTAAAACCGTGTTATACTATATACACATTAACACACACAGGAGTTAGTTATGAAAGCGTTTGTAGCAGGTACTGTTTTTGGTATCCTAATTTGTACAGTAGGCGTTTCGGGCATCGCTCGAATCTTCGACAACGGCGTGACAAAAGTTCAATCGGTTGCTAAGGAGGCCGCAAAATGAAAAAGGCTCTATTGCTTGTTCCTATTATCGCGGTGCTTACAGCTTGCGGTTCTATGAAAGAAATTGAAGAACGCAAAACTTACGCAGAGCCCGGTTGGTACCAATCATGCGCTCAAAGCGGGGTTGAAGGTTGGTTCTGGTGGGAAAAAGAATATGCTTACGCATGTGGCGCTGGTGAGAGCATCTACGCTCAAGCATCGGAAGAACAGATGTATGCTATCGCTATGAATAACTTTGCTAAACGTATCAACTCAGAAGTTAATTCTACAACTGAAATCAAGTTCATTGATGACAAGAAATCTACTCGTACAGTAATTTCTTATACAGTTAAGAATACAACTATCCGCGAGCACCTGCAACGTGAAGTTGGACATTTTACAATGGGCGGGAAGCATTACACATTCGTTCGTTTGAAAATGCCAAAGGCTACGTTTGATCAATTGGTATCAGAAGCTAAGAGCAAATCATGAACGCATACAGAGTAAAAGAAGTCATGTGGGGTGTAATCCTCCTAATGTTTATTCTTATATTCATGCTGTCTGGTTGCTCTAGTGCTCCAAAGGTAGCAAGTCGCGATCAATACTGCCACACCAGTCAAACTATTGAAACAACTAACAACAGTGAAGTCAATAGCAAGACTGTGGTAGAGTGTACAGATGATCGCATCAAGAAGCTTGTTCAGGTTAGAACAGGAGTTGCAAATAACTGTGGTGAATACGTTGACTATATGAGGACTCAAAATGGAAAAGAAATCCCTATTAAAACATTGGTGTGCCAGAAGTTTAATGGTCGTTGGGAAATTGTTCCTGAGTACGGTATTAGTCAGTAGTCTAGCTCACGCAGAAAATTTACCAGCTTCAGTTACTGGACACGCACAGGCTTACGATAGGGATGGTGCTCTAAGAGGACTGTTTTCTAATCGTAGCCTTCCACGAGAGGATCAGCGTACACATATTCAAGCGATCCTAATGGCCCTAAACAACACTCAAAATGGAGAGATTGTTGAATGGTCTAATCCTTATACTGACAACAATGGTCAAGTAAGGGTAGTTTACACCTTTAATACGGGTGCTGGATTTTGTAGAGTTTTCCAAACTCTTGTACAAATCAACGGGGATGTGTTACAATATCAAGAGACAGGTTGCTACCTGATGGGAAAGAATTCATGGGAATTTTATAATAAATAGGAAACAATTATGTTAATAGGTTACTTAACTCTGCTATCAGGACTGATGATCAGTGCTGTGGCCATTTATTATTCCGTAGAAGGATTGGTTGCGATCTATCCTGCTATGGTCGTTCCCATTGTGATTATGGGTGTAGTAATCGAGTTAGGTAAGCTGAGCCTTACTGTATGGCTTAAACAGTATTGGGAACGTGCTCCTAGATTCCTTAAAGCATATATGTTGCCAGCTGTAATAGTACTGATGCTGATTACAAGTATTGGTGTATTTGGATTCTTATCAAAAGCACACTCAGACCAAAGTCTAGTAAGTGGTGATGTACAATCAAAATTAGCAATATATGACGAAAAGATCAAAACTGCCCGTGAGAACATTGAAGCTGACCGCAAGCAACTTAAACAGATGGATGAGGCTGTGGATCAAATCATGGCACGCTCAACATCGGAAGGCGGTGCCGACAAAGCTAATGCAGTTCGCAAATCGCAACAAAAAGATAGACAATCGCTTGCTAAAGATATCGAAGCCAACCAGAAAACAATTAGTCAGCTTAATGACGAAGCGGCACCGATACGTGCAGAGAATCGCAAGGTTGAAGCAGACGTTGGACCTATCAAATACATCGCGGCATTCATTTACGGTTCGAACCCAGATGCGTCAGTCCTTGAAAAAGCAGTTACATGGATCACGGTTCTTATCGTTATCGTTTTGGATCCCTTGGCTGTAGTCCTGCTTTTAGCAAGCCAATATAGTTTTGCTTGGGCTAAAGAACAAAAAGAATTAGACGAAAATACTCCCGATCCGTATGTAGCAGATGTTGGTGATAAACCTACACCAGAAGAAATCCATATTGAAGAAGATGCAGACATAGAGCCCGCTCCGGAATTAGAAATCAAAGAAGCGTTTGAAGGAATCAAAGATCCTAAGACAGGAGAATGGATCCAGACTGGACCTAGCTTCAAATATGAAGCACCTGTTAATTACAGTTTCGGTGAAGAAGTACATGAAGAAGAATATGTACCTGTTCCTAGATCTGATGTTACTACTCCAGAAGAGGATGAAGCCTTTGCTGAGATAGCCAAACGTCAGGAAACTGCTAAGTCATATTATCTAGGTCTAGATAATACAGCAGAACCTGCACCCCTTGAAGAAGCAGAAGTCGAAGAGCCTGCTATTGAACCAGAGCATAGTGTCATACATCATGTAAACGGAGAATATGTTAGTGTAAATGGTCAGATGTATCACACCAACGCACTACCTCCAGAGTTCCAAAAATACAAAGTAGCACATACCAAAGATTCTGTTATCCTTACAGATGAGAATGGACAAACAACAGAACACAAGATGGAAGAACCTACTTATGTTCAAAACGAAGAACAAAAAGAAAGCGGACTTTGGCAAAACATAATCCAGCCTATCACACAAGAAGAATACCAACAAAAGGCAAAGAAGAATGACAACGGGTAAAATTACTCTAATAACACCACCTGACTTCTATGAAAACTCAAACCCAAGCATACTATTAATCGGACTCAACGAATCAGAACAAGACGAGTCTAGTCAGTGGCTTGGGCAAGAATTACAATTAGACACTGATATTAATCTTTATTATTATCAAAACGAAACTCACGTAGAGTGGCTACTTTACGCCGTAGCCAGAAGTAATGCAGTATACGTAAATGCTGATACAGATAATCCTATTATACAAACTTTTCTAAGTTACATGCTAGGCAAATCTAATGTTTACTTTAGTTCTACTGATCCAGACAAGGTCAAACTTTTTTCCTTTATTAATGGACATAGAGTAAATAATATTACAGAATTTTTACAAGGCGTATTCAGTGACTAAAGATAAACACTCATGTGATTTTTGTGGAAAGAGCAAAGAAGATGTTGAAAAACTCATAGTTGGAAACAACGTGGGCATTTGCAACGAATGTGTAGATCTTTGTTCTAATATCCTTACAGAAGAAAAAGTAAAAGAGTTTCCTTCTGAAACAGAATTACAATCTCGCTATAATCCATCAAAGATCAAAGAATATCTCGACCAATATGTAATTGGACAAGATCATGCTAAGATCAGCCTTAGTGTTGCAGTTAACCAGCACTACAAACGCATCAATAATCCTAGCGAAGATATTAAACTAGAAAAGTCCAATGTTCTTATCCTAGGCCCTACAGGGTGCGGAAAAACTATGATGGCTAAGAAAATTGCAGAGTTCCTAGATTTGCCATTTGCTGTATGTGATGCTACAGGACTTACTGAAGCGGGTTATGTGGGTGATGATGTTGAAAGTATCCTTAGCAGACTCGTAGCTATTGCCGACGGTGATGTTAAGAAAGCAGAACGCGGAATCGTTTACATTGATGAAATTGACAAGATCGCCCGAAAAGGAGAAAACGTCAGTATCACTAGAGACGTAAGTGGTGAAGGCGTACAGCAAGGTCTCCTGAAAATGATCGAAGGATCTGTTATGCGTTTACCCGCAAGTGACAAGCGCAAACATCCAGGTAAAGAAATGATTGAAATCGACACCAGCCAAATCTTGTTTATTTGTGGTGGTGCATTTGTGGGCTTGGACAAAGTTATTGATCGCAGAGTTAACGCTAACTCAATTGGATTCAGCAGTAAAGTATTCAGCAAAAATCAAATAAAAAATGTATACAAAGATGTTACTACAAAGGACATTATCACCTACGGTATGATCCCAGAATTTGTAGGACGTTTTGGAATAATTACACATGTCAATGAACTAAGCATCAGCGACTTGATCACCATCTTAAAAGAGCCCAAAAATAGCCTAATCCGACAGTATCAATATCTGTTTGAGCTCGAAGGTGTAGCATTAACGTTTGACGATGATGCTTTAGAAATAATCGCAGAACAAGCCAAAGAACTCGAAACTAATGCTCGCGGACTTAAAAATTGTTTGGAAAATACCCTTCTAAAATACCAGTTTGAAGTGACAGATCTCGTAGCTCGCGGTTTGACAGGAATTCGCATAAGTAAAGATACAGTAAAGGGTGGTTCAGCCGCTCTAGTATTTGAAGAGACAAATGAGAAAAAATTACAACACTAAACGGGGAGTATCTGTAGAGGTTGGGGACAACTTTAATGCCGCCCTTAGAAAATTTAAGAAAAAGGTGGATGAAGGTGGGCACCTACTTGAAGTCATTGCACGTCAATCTTATGAAAAACCTACCACAGTACGCAAACGTAAAAAAGGAGCCGCAAGGGCTCGCTGGTTAAAACATTTACGTGGACAGCAACTTCCCCCAAAACTTTATTAATTTTTTACCAAAGGGCCTTGACGGGCCCTTTATTTTTGTGTATAATTTATACATCAACACTACACAAATGAAAGAGTTAAATGACTTACTTTTTGAAGAACGGCAATACTTACAAAATCTCTGCTAAAGAGGCTTTGGATCTTCATGAAGCATTGCCCGCAGGCAATTACATTATCAAAGAACATCCAATGACTGGGGAACTGTTCCTCGAGCATATTGGAGACTTTGAGATCAAAGGCAAGACCTATGGCGATCATACTCGTAACGCTGATCGTATCTTGCGTACATTCCTCGACCGTCCAAATACAACCGGTGTGATGCTCACTGGCGAGAAGGGTTCTGGTAAGAGCTTGTTGGCCAAGCAGGTCAGTATGGATGGTGCTCGCAAATGGGCTATTCCTACTATTGTTATCAACGCACCATTCCATGGTGACAAGTTTAACAGTTTCATCCAAACTATCGAACAAGAATGTATCATCTTGTTTGACGAATTTGAAAAAGTATATAACAGTGACGAACAAGAAGCTATCCTAACCCTATTGGATGGTGTGTTTCCTAGCAAGAAATTGTTTATGCTTACTTGTAATGACAAGTGGCGTGTGGATCAACACATGCGTAACCGTCCAGGTCGTATCTACTACATGATCGACTTTAAAGGGTTGGACTCGCACTTTATCCGTGAATACTGTGCTGACAACCTAAAAGCTATCAAGCACACTGATAAGATTGTACAGATTGCCAGCTTGTTCAGTCAATTCAACTTTGACATGTTGAAAGCACTTGTCGAAGAAATGAATCGCTACAATGAAGCTCCGGAAGAAGCACTCAAAATGTTGAATGCTAAACCAGAGTTTGATCAAGGTGGTAACCGTTACCAAGTTGAAGTTGCCATCAAAGGCGTTCCTTTGAACAAGGATGATTTGAACAAACAAGAATGGAAAGGCAATCCTCTCCAAAGTACTGTACAGATCAACTACAAGGAATATGACGAAACTGACGACACTGAGTTTGGTGTAATTGCCAATGAAGACAACGAATGGGAATGGGGCGACTTGCGTTTCACTCCCAACGACCTGAAGAAGATCGATTCAGATGGTGGCAAGTTTATCTTTGTTGACGATGAAGGTAATGCACTTACATTGACTAAGATTGTTGAAAAGCAAACTTACTACTATGATGCATTTTAATTAACTAGAAAGGAAAGAACGTATGTTTAAGGAAATTTCAGCATTAGCAGGTATGATTGTAGGTGCAGTTGCATTGATCTTCGGTCTTACTTTTCTAGGCTATAAAAGCTATGAATTTTTTGCACCAAAGTATCGTGCAGTAGATAATCAAGTGTTTAAAGAAAGTGAACAGTACAATGATGGTATGATTCGTGATTTGGAAAACCTCCAAATGGATTATATCAATGCGGACAAGGATCATAAAGATGCTCTCCGTGCTATAGTGTTACACCGTTTTAGTGTATACCCTGAGGATAAAATGCCTCCCAACCTTCGTAACTTTTATAACGATTTGAAAGCAGGAAAATAAAATGAAACGTATTCTTTTGGTATTGCCCTTTGTATTTGCTCTTACAGCATGTGATGCTCCACGTGAGACATCTACACAGATTGAACGTAAGAAGCAAGAAGAACTGAGCCTACAGGCTGTACAGTCAGTTGGTATGCCAGCAATCACTAATTTTGCTGAAAAGCGCATGTTCAAAGACATTCTCGAATTGCGTGACCGTAGTGTACCAACTACAACCTATTTGGTTGGTATGAATAACCAATTGACCAAGTTGTGTGACTCAGTTGGGTATGGCTTGCCTTATGCTACACAGTACACCAACCCAATGCGATTGTCTGGAGATGGTAATCACGGTTATACTACATTGCCACAAGCTGATCCAAACGGATTGTACTCACCTGCATCAGCAGAAGGTACTTGGGTGTTGTGCGTAGATCATAAAGACAACAAGCCAAAACCAATTTATGTCGAGCCTCGTGTTATTGTAAGCCCAATCGCTCTTCAGTAAAGATTAAGTGCGCCTAAGGCTAAATGGTATAGCAAGGGCTTCTAAAACCCGAGACAGCAGGTTCGATTCCTGTTAGGCGCACCAAAGGATGTATATGGCAAAGAAACAAGCCAAAAAATTCAACTACGCTGTAGGACACTACTGGGAAGGCGAAAGTGGCTCAGTAGGGTGCTATGCTTATGGCAACGAACACTTCTACGGTACTATGGAACAAGCTCAAAACTTCTTAAAATATGTTCAAGAGCAAGATAAGAAAAAGAAACGAGCCGATCGTAGAGATTGGAGAATTTTTCAACTGGTAGAAGTACCAGTATAAATAAATTTGTGGAAGGTCCACAAACCAACACTCTTTAATTAACAGGTACTTAGAGTGTGTACCGTAAAAAGGAAGAAAAATGATGTACAATCAAAAGTTAGTCGCCTCTATCAAATCAAAAGGCAAAATCCTTCGTGAATTCAAGGATACAGTTTATATTCCATTTGCAAGCGAATATAGCATTTTACTCAAAAATCTTAATACAGTTCGAGCCATAGTTAATGTTTACATTGACGGCGAGAATGCCGTTCCCGGCGGACTGGTCATAGACCCGGGTCAGAGTGTTGACCTCGAGCGCTGGATTAAGAACGGCAACCTTAAAGAAGGCAATAAGTTTAAATTCATTGAACGTACTGCCGCAATCGAAGATGGCCCACGTGGTATCAAACAAGAAGACGGATTAATTCGTGTTGAATATCAGTTTGAACAACCACGTCAGGTTATCAATGCCAATGACTTCTTCAAACAGTACCCAATAGGTGTGCGAGGTTGGATCACAGCCAGCGGATCGACTGGAGACTTTATTAATCAGGCTACCTACAGTACAACCAATGCGAACGTATCAGCGCAAGGTGCATCTATTAACAATTTCTATAATGATATTGGAATCACAGTACCTGGTAGCAAGAGTGAACAGAAGTTTGTAGAAGCTACAGTTGGCGCACTAGATCCAACTATTCATAATATCGTATTAAAGATTGTTGGTGATTTGGGCGATAACAAACCAGTTGAAAAACCTGTTACAGTTAAATCCAAACCAAAATGTGTTACATGCGGAAAACAGAATAAGGCTACAGCCAAATTCTGTGCAGAATGTGGAACAGCTTTGGAGATCTTTGCATAAAAACCAATTGACACCGTCTCCGGGCGGTGTTATAATAAATACATAGCAACAAAAAGCAACGGGATAGACCCAGAGCTGACATTATTGAAAGGATTTTTCAATGTCTAAGAAATACGATACCCTTGTCCTTATAGGACGATTTCAACCATTTCACAACGCACATTTATTGTTGGCATCACGTGCTACGGCATTAGCTGACAAACTTGTTTTTATCTGCGGTAGTGCTAACCAACCACGCACTTACAAGAATCCATTTACGTTTCAAGAACGTTATGATATGATTTACGAAGCCACACGTGGTATGCGTGGACCATTAAACATAGCAATTGAACCCAACCCAGATACAATTTATAATGATCAAGCATGGGCAGTTCGTGTACAAACTCTAGTAGCCAAACATACAACGCCTGGCGAGAAGATTGGTATTATTGGACATCACAAAGATCCTAGCTCGTTTTACTTAGACATGTTCCCACAATGGGGATTTGAAGAAGTAGAACTACTCGAACCATTGGATGCTACAGACATTCGTGACTTGTACTTCAAACAGAAAAACAATATGGAATACATTAAAAATGTAGTGCCTAGTACTACATATGACTTCCTATATCGTTTTAGACGCACAGAAGCATGGGAACAAATTATTAGAGAACGTGAGTTTGTAACCGAATACAAGAAACATTATGCCGGACTAAAGTATCCTCCAATCTTTAGCACAGCAGATGCAGTAGTTATCCAATCAGGCCATGTACTAATGATCAAGCGCCGTGCAGAGCCAGGTCGAGGCCTTTGGGCTTTGCCAGGCGGATATGTAAACGCTAATACTGACAAATCAGTCGAAGCGGCAATGTTGCGTGAACTCCGTGAAGAAACACAAATTAAAGTACCTGCTCCTGTATTAAAAGGTAGCATTGTACGCAGTAAGGTTTTTGATGCGATTGACCGTAGTCCACGAGGTCGCATTATTACTCATGCGTTTCATATCCAATTACCAGACGGCGAACTGCCTAAAGTAAAAGGAAGTGATGACGCTGAAAAGGCTCGGTGGGTGCCTATTGCAGAAGTCCGGTCGGACGAATGCTTTGAAGACCACTACGAAATCCTACAACACTTCGTAGGTGCCTAAGCGATAGACGCAAAGGCTTTTAACTTTTAAGGAACTTAAAATGAAACTCGCAAAAAACATTATTCTCAACACAGACTCATACAAAGCAAGTATGTTCAAACAATATCCTATGGGCACCACAGGTGTTTATAGTTACATTGAATCACGTGGCGGACGCTATGACGAAACTGTATTCTTCGGACTACAGGCCTTTATCAAAGAGTACTTGCTTGATCCAATTACACAAGCTGATATCGATATCGCAAATGAAATTTGGACAGCGCACGGTGAACCTTTTAACAAAGAAGGTTGGCAGTACATTCTTGATACACACGGCGGTTACCTCCCAGTTGTCATTAAAGCCGTGCCAGAAGGAACTGTTGTCCCAGTTAAAAACGTACTGGCAACAATCGAAAACACAGATCCAGAATGCTTCTGGTTAACTACATGGTTGGAAACAGCCTTGCTTCGTGCTATTTGGTATCCTACCACAGTAGCTACTCAATCTTACACAATCAAGCAAGTAATTGCTGACTATTTGGAGAAAACAGGTGACCCCTCTAGCATTGATTTTAAGCTTCACGATTTTGGCGCTCGTGGTGTTAGCTCGCAAGAGTCTGCAGGAATTGGGGGTGCCGCTCACCTCGTTAACTTTATGGGCTCTGACACTATTACCGGTATTCTGTATGCTCGCGAATACTACAATGCTGGAGTATCTGGCTTCTCAATCCCTGCCGCAGAGCATAGCACAATTACTTCATGGGGTCGTGACGGCGAAGTAGATGCATATCGCAACATGCTCAATCAATTTGCCAAGCCAGGTAGCATTGTTGCTATTGTGTCTGACAGCTATGACGTGTTCAACGCAGTTGATAACTTGTGGGGTGGTGAACTCCGCCAACAAGTAATTGACAGTGGTGCTACTGTTGTTATTCGTCCTGACTCAGGTGATCCACTTACAATTTGTCGTCAACTTGTGCAAAAGCTCGCACAAAAGTTTGGTACTACTACAAACGAAAAAGGTTTCCGTGTACTGAACAATGTGCGTTTGATTCAAGGTGACGGTGTGAATGAACACACTATCCGAATGATCCTAGGCGACTTTATGGTACATGGCTTTAGTGCAGACAATATTGCGTTTGGTATGGGTGGTGCATTGTTGCAACAACTAGACCGCGATACTCAAAAGTTTGCAATGAAATGCTCTAGTGCTTGCATTAACGGTGAATGGGTTGACGTGCAGAAAGATCCAATTACCGATAGTGGTAAAAAATCTAAAGCAGGTCGTGTTAACCTTTGGACCAGTGGTGGCGAATTTGAAAGTGCAGTTAGAGCACCTAAGCGTTGGACAGACAAAGGAATTTCAATGATTCCTGATTGGATGGATGCTATGTTTGAAGTCTACCGCGATGGTAAATTGGTTAAAGAATATACCTTCGAAGAAGTTCGAGCAAACGCTCGTCGATAAATCAAATAGGGGGCTTGACTGCCCCCTATTTTATTAAATATAATTGCAATATTACTTTTATAAAGGAGATTAAAATGAAGTAGATTGAATATGCATGTAAGGACGTAGTGTTCCATTTTAACAAAAAACACTTAGAAGATCAGACCATTCCCATGTGGGTCTTAAAATTTCATGGCGAAACGTTGTATGTCAATCATGTGGATTGTCAGCTACCTTGGAGTACTAAGGAAACGCCTGATAATAATCACACAAAAGGTAGTATCAAAGTTAAGAATGCACTATTGCGTATTAGCGATGATAACGATGCTACACTTTCAGAACTCACACTAATAGATAAATTCCGCCTGCGTAATCAAAAGCTGGGTATTACTCGTATCATGGCTCCTTACGGTAGTGCCATGCACAAGGCTCTTTTGGCTAATGAATATAAACATGCGCCAATCAAAACTATCCGAGGTGCCTGTTCTAGCAGTTACATAGTGTGTGATCTTTTGGTAAAATCAGAAGCTACAATGGCCGCATTAAAATATACCAAAGATTTTAGAGTGCTCAAACCAAATGAAGGATACTATCAAGACTACGATAATTTCAAAGGAGATATTCCTGTGGACTACGGACATCCAAGTACCCCCTACGAATACTCTTGACATTTACCAAAATAGGCGCTATAATTTGTATATTAACACAAAGGCATATCATGGCAAAAAAGCATCTAATGGTTGACTTGGAAACGATGGCTATTACTCCCCGAACTGTTGTCTTAACACTTGGGGCAGTAACCTTTGATCCATTCAGTGACGATATCTATGACGAGTTGTATTTTAAACTTAACCTAGATGATCAGGATAAGTTAAACCGCGACATTGATCCTAATACCTTAGACTGGTGGGCTAAACAAAATCCAGAAGTAATGGAAGAAGCATTTAGTCCAGATGGTCGTATCAGTCTTGCTGATGGTATTGATCAGTTCCACAAATTTGCTTGGGGCTGTGATAAGATTTGGTCACACGGTGCTGTATTTGATATCATCATTCTCGAAGATATCTATCGACAGCTTAACAAACCTATCCCCTGGGAATTCTGGCGCTGTCGAGATACACGCACCTTGTTTGATCTTGCAGATCCAGAAATGGAAAAGAGTGACTCACAGCATAATGCGTTATTTGATGCTATTCGTCAAGCCAAGGGTGTACAAACTGTATACAGGAAATTAGGTAAGAGTGCTTAAAAAACTTAAAGAGGCCGTAAAAAACCGCAAGCGTCAAAAAGATTTAGAACACTTGCGGGATTTAATGACTCTAAAACAATCTCGCCGTCCAGCGAAGAAGTGCGTTAAGAAGTAGTTATTTTAACCAACCAATCTTTTCACCAGCGGCCTTTCTACGGTCGCTTTCTTCTTTTGTAGTTGGGTAACGGCTTGCCCATAACAGTATAAGAGCAAACATAACACTCATGCCTGCGACTGCTTTCCAATTATGTGTAGCGAACCACATCATAACCAAGCTGGCATCCATACACAAGAACATGATCCATTTTACTTTAGCAGGATAGACTCTGCCTTCTGACCAATTCTTAATGAATGGGCCAAACAGTTTATGGTTGAGCATATAGTTATGGAATCGCTCTGAGCTCTTGCTAAAGCACCATGCGGCAATTAGACTAGGTGTTGACCAAGGAATACCTGGTACTATTACACCTATGTAGGCCACTCCTAAGAATAGGATACCTGCTGTGAACCACAAGTATTTTTTAATTTTGGTTGTTAATGACATTAAATGCTTCCTTTAAACTACGAGCTAGATAATCTATATCTGCTTCTGTATGATTTGGTGTTGGTGTAAATCTTAATCTTTCAGTTCCCCAAGGCACTGTTGGATAGTTGATAGGTTGGACGTAGATACCCTTTTCGTCTAGTAACCAATCTGAAATGGCCTTACACTTAACAGCGTCTCGGATCATTACAGGAACTATATGTCCATTTTCGGATAATGGATTTATTTCTAATCCTGCGGCCTTTAGATGTTCTCTTGTATTATGAGCAACAGTCATTATCTTTTCACGCAGTTCGGTATGATCTTGTACGTACTTAACACTTGCTAATGCGCCTGCACATAAAACTGGACTCATTGAAGTTGAAAAGATAAAGCCATCTGCGTAACTACGCACCATATCAACTAGATCACGACCGGCGGCAATGTATCCGCCCTGAACTCCAAATGCTTTGGCTAAAGTACCTTGTATAACATCAACGCCATCCACACACTGCTGTTCTTCTGCAACTCCTGCGCCTCGCTTGCCGTACAAGCCCACAGCATGTACTTCGTCTACATAAACCATAGCGCCGTATTTGCGAGCAAGCTCACACACATCTGCTACCAATCCACGATCGCCGTCCATCGAGTAAACTCCTTCCAGCGCGATGATAGGTTGGCACTTGTCATCTAGACCGTTGAGTATTTCTTTTAATTGTTTTAGATCATTGTGATCCCAAACTGTACGTGGAATCTTTGTTGATTTGATGCCCACGATCATTGAGTTATGATTGTGTTTGTCGCTGATATAATGTGCATTAGGAATCATACGACCTAGCACACTAAGGGTAGCTTGGTTAGCTACATAGCCTGATGTAAATGTTAGGGCACTTGTTTTATCATGCAATTTGGAAAGTTCATGTTCTAGTGCAATATGATAGTGAGTAGTTCCGGAAATATTGCGAGTGCCTCCTGCTCCGGCTCCTGCTGTATCTAGTGCTGTGTGCATCGCATCGAGTACTACTTTATGCTGACCCATGCCCAAATAATCGTTTGAGCACCAGTTGGTTATCTGTTTGATATTGTATTTTCCATAATACACAGCTCGAGGAAAGTCTCCCCGCTGGCGTAGTATGTCTGTAAATACCCGGTAATTGCCTTCCGTTTTGAGTTTTTCAAGGCTAGAGGCGATAGCGTCTTGTGTTTTTGGCTTAATCATGCGTATATTTAACGAAATAAATCTTGACAGATTTACCATTTGAACTTATAATATACTATATCCTCCAGGAAAACACTATTATGAAAATTGGACTAAGTTATAGCCGTTGCGTTCGCGATATCGTAGATGGCGCTGTTGACATTAACAATGTACTTGTGATCATCACACGTACAGATTTTAATCCTAGCGTTGATGAAGAATGGGAAGGAATTTGGTCAGGATATCACGGATACAGTCCTTGGAGTAATCCAGAATGGATGAACTATCCAGATGAGGATGAACAAAAGTTTCGAGATATCAGTATCGAATTGTATAGTACAGGTAGGATGCATCAACCTCGCCAATTTGGAGCTCACCCTCGCCGGATGCCATATATTTGGTTAGAAGCAGTACTGCCTAGCACAGAATTAGATTCGAACCCAACTCTACAAAAGGCTTGGGATAATTTTCAAACCGTTGCAGGTTTGAGTGGTGTTACATTAGATAAGGAAGCACAATGAAAATTAATTTAGTCAGCGATATGCACATCAACTTTGAGGACATCGTCATGCCCGGTGGTGATGTGTTGATTATGGCTGGCGATATTATGGAAGCTGGACATCTACGTCAAGCGGATAATGCTAAGATGAATACCTTTATTGCTGATCGGTATCGTCGATTTATCAATGAGGAACTGGCCAAGTATCGTCACGTGATCTATATTGCTGGTAATCACGAGCATTATAGAAACAGTTACCCGGATACTCATGATCGGTTGAAACGTGAACTGCCTCCTAACGTACATTTCTTAGAAGCCGAGGGTGTTACTATCGACGATGTACATTTCTTTGGCGGCACTTTTTGGACTGACATGAATAAAGGTGATCCCATTACTGCCAGTGTTTTGAAACAAGGCATGGCAGACTTTAATGGTGCTATCAAATTCGGTGATGGTATTAAAATTGAAACCAACTACGGTGACAGCTACTATACTAACAAGTTCACTCCTGGCTATGCCGCGGGCGTGTTCCGTGAAACAGTGGGCAAGTTAAAAGACTTTCTTGATGAGCATAAGGATGACAAGGTAGTTGTTGTTAGCCATCACGCACCTAGCCCGCTAAGTGTCCATGAACAGTATAAAGATGACTTCCATATGAACTTTGGTTATCATAGTAACCTAACAGAGTTTATTATGGATCATCCGCAGATCAAATACTGGGTACATGGTCATATGCACGATCCTGTTGATTATACTATCGGCTCTACTCGTGTTCTAAGTAACCCTCGTGGTTATAAAGGTTACGAGCTACAAGCTGACATTTTCGATCCTAATTTTAGTTTTGAGGTATGATTAATTGGAGCCTGTTGCTGGTTAGACTGTTTGGTGCAGTAATGAGCTGGCTTCAGGCTTCTAACTTAAGAAATCAGATGTATATCTTAAAAGATAAGAACGAAATCATGCGTACAGCTTTAGAAGATATACAGCGTATGGATAGCGAAGGCCGAATGGGGTGGCATGCTAAAATAACATTAGATAGGATAGACGAGCGTGAGAGTTGAATCATATGATAAGCGCACAGTACGATTGTCATGGGAAAGCAAAGATGACAATCGTAGATGGGATAAAGTCTGCATCTATGCTATGGAAACCTTTGGTTTACCCGGGGAACGATTTGAGACTCACGCTAATGAAAATTGGATGGACTTTGAATTTAGAAACGAGCACGATGCCTTGTTGTTTTTAATGGGTGTAGCATGACGCCATTTAAAGGTCGCGGAGCAATACAAATTACCGGACGCCGACAGGGTAAAAGTTGGAGTATGGATTATATCAATTATTGGTTAAAAGTTATGGCACCTGCACCTAAGATTAAATGGAAACGCTTACCAGGACTTAAACTACAGGCTTATGTAGATGAAATACAGCCTCGTGGATTTGAACGTGGATTAAGAGAAGATGATATGGATCCTATACAGGCTTGGAGTACTGAGTGTAACTGTGGAGTACGTACAAGTTTTAATACCTGGAAGTTCAACAGCGAAAAACAAATTACCATGTTCATGTTAAAGTGGGCACAATGACGTTTGAAGACGAATGGATTGAACAGGCCGCTAAACACATGTCTCAAGAAATTGATAGAGAAGTTCTCTGGGGCATGCTTAAAGGCATGGGTTGGCATCGGATCATGCTACCCCGCCTTATAGATAACAATCATGCTATAGATATAAGTATTTGGCTGAAAGAATACTGTCAAGGTGCATATGAACGATCTGGTCGGGATTTCATATTTGAAAATGAAAAAGATTTTACCATGTTTGCATTGCGGTGGGCATCATGATGAGCAGAGAAGTACTTCCTTACATAAAACCAGATCATGAATATATCTGCGTGGAAATGCATAGTATTCCTACCCACATGGTAGAATGGTTAGAGGAAAATATGCCGGACAAACATCGCTGGCTTATACACAAGAATGAAATAATATTCCACAATAAATCAGATCATTTAATGTTTTTATTGCGGTGGAGTTAAATAAAAAACAATTTTTTAAAAAGGACAATATGGAAATCTTCCAATACCTCGATGACGAAATCTATCTCTTCGTCTTAATCTCAATTATGATTGTCAGCGGTATCGCTAAAGACAATAGTTTGTTTGCAGGAACTTACAGTTTCCTAAAAAGCAAATTCAAAAGCAATAGATTGGTTATTATGCTATTAAGTTTTGTTAGCGGTATTTTACCAATTGAGGGTCGTGCTACTGTTAGTGCAGGTATTCTAGATACTGCTACCAGTAAAGACAACATTGTTGGACAAGAAGAACTAAACAGTGATAGTCGTAAGAAATTAGGTATTATTGATTTCTTAACCACACATCACTTTTATATGTGGTCACCGATTGAAAAGCCAGTTATATTACCTATGGCCGCATTTGGTCTAAGCTATATGGCTTGGTTAGGTATGTTGGCTCCTTTGATCGCTGTCAGCGCATTATTCATCGTACTCTACTGCTGGTTAAGCGTAAAAGAAGAAGAAGTGCAAATTGCCGAGTGTCCAGAGTCCGGTGGGTTCGCAGACTTTGCTAAAAACACACTACCATTCCTGGCCGCTATCTTTGGCTACATGTATATGGGTGGTGAAGGTCCAGAAGCTGTGTTTCCTATTTTTGGAGCATTGGCAATATATTATATTTTAATCACCAAAACATTTGACATTCGCAAGTTAAACAGTTATATTAATTGGACTACTGTTGCGATTGTTGCCGTAGTATTTGCGAGTTCGGGCTATATGCAAGAACATCGCGCATGGTTTGAGGAAGGTGTTAAGAGTATCGGCTTAGATATGCATACTTTCAAAGGTATGTTCTATATCAGTTTGCTTACATTTTTAGCAAGTTTCTCAATGGGGTCAGATGGCAAATTTGCCGCCTTGACCGTTTTGATGGCAAGTGCCTTTGGTAAGGAATACTTACTGTGGTTCTTTGCTTTAGACTATTGTGGTTACTTGTTAACCCCAATGCATGAGTGTGTTATGATAGGCAAACGTTATTTTGGTACCAGCCTAACAACATATTATACCGCACTCATAACCTGGGCTGTGTTATTATTAACAGTCGCAGGTATTTTTACATTTTTATAAAAGGAAGTTAATTAACATGAAAAAGATTCTAGCAATCTTGGCAATTTTTGCCGCAACCACTGCTTTTGCAGATACAGGTATCGAATATGAAATCGGTACACAGAAAGGAACTCAAGAACCAACATTGAATGGTCCTAAGGTTCGTGAAAACTATGTAACAGTTACACCACACACTGACTTTGGCAGTTTTGGTGTTGGTTTGAAATTAGAAGGTAGCCGTGATCAAACATCTGGTTCAAGCCTTTCAAACCTAATGGAACTACAAGTTGAGCATGCTGTATTTGCTTACGGTCCACTTTCAACAAGTTTGAAAGTTGGTCTAGGTCGTCAGTTTAATCAAACTAATGGCACAGGTGCAAACGGTGACTTCAGCTACTACATGGTACAGCCACAAGCCAAGTATGCATTTACAAATCAGTTCGCTGGTACTGTAAGCTATCGTTATCGCAATGCTTTCAATAACTCAAGCGACAATTTGTACTATGAGTCAAACACAGCTAAGGTTGGTGTAGAGTATGCTCTTAACAAGCATTATGAATTAGGCCTACGTTGGGTCGACAAGTTTGGCGCACAAGAACACGCCAAGGGT